CCCCCCACGGTTTATCCACAGGGTGTGTGGAATGGTCGCCGTAGCCAGTTTGTTTTAGCCGACACCAGTTGTTGAGTTACGTTCTCTCGCTGCTCCCCCACATCAGAGCATGGGGGTCTACCCAGGTTTCCCTGTTTGCTGCCCGCACCTTGCAAGGGGTGTACGCACTTGAGACTTTATGGAGTTGTGGTGTGCGGTGAGTATACACGGATCTCAGCTGTTTGCAAGCATGGTGTGTTGGTGGGCGGGGAGAAACCGGAGCGGAGGGGGTGCTCGACGGCACACCCACCAACACGGTTACGATGGTAACACGATGAGTGTTTTGGAGGGTTGCATCTATGAGTGATTTTCAGATACTGGTTGGTGATTGTCGTGATCGTTTGAAGGAACTTTCTGATGGTTCTATTGACAGTATTGTGACCGATCCGCCGTATGAACTGGGGTTTATGGGTAAGAGTTGGGATGCGTCTGGTGTTGCTTACGATGTGACGGTTTGGCAGGAATGTTTACGCGTATTGAAACCAGGCGGCCATCTTCTTGCTTTCTCCGGCTCACGCACCTACCATCGCATGGCCGTCGCCATCGAGGACGCAGGTTTTCAGATTCGTGACCAGATCATGTGGGTTTATGGTTCAGGGTTTCCAAAGTCGCTGAACATCAGTATTGCGATTGATAAACAGGCAGGTGTTATGGGTCATCGCGGCAAACGGGTGTCCGTCGCTGGTAATAGGAATCAAAATGGAGAAGATTTACCAAACGCACAGTCAATGCCACATCATGAACCAATTACACCTGAGGCTAAAGGTTGGGAGGGTTGGGGTACGGCGTTGAAGCCTGCGCATGAGCCGATTGTGTTGGCTCGGAAGCCGTTGGTGGGGACGGTTGCGGAGAATGTGTTGCGGTTCGGTGTCGGCGGGTTGAACATTGACGGATGTCGAGTTGCGACTGATGAGAAGTTTGTTGATTTGCCGAATCGGGCTTGGGTAAATGCTGATGGTTTGAGTTATGCGGAAAGCAACCACAATCATCGGGACGGTTCTAATGCTGTGGCTGTGGAGAAGTTGAATAATCTTGGTCGTTGGCCTGCGAATCTGATTCACGATGGCTCCGACGAGGTACTCGAACTGTTCCCCGACAGTAAAGGTGGCGCATATCCAGCCAAACGTGGTCAGGCTGTCAGCACCTCATTTGCTAGTGGTCAAGAAACAGAGGGCGGTTACAGGCAGATGGGTGATGGCGGTTCTGCTGCTCGTTTCTTCTACTGTGCGAAAGCCAGCAAGAAGGATCGCAACGAAGGACTAGACGGATTTCCTGAAAAACGCCCAGATGACCGAACCCAAACGGGCATGGGAACATTTGACGAAAAAGGTGTAGCGAAACAAGCCAACCACCACCCAACCGTGAAACCAACCGAACTGATGCGCTACCTCTGCCGACTCATCACACCGCCAAACGGTGTCATCCTCGACCCGTTCACCGGCTCAGGATCAACCGGCAAAGCCGCCATCCTCGAAGGATTCAAATTTGTTGGTGTTGAGCAATCTGTTGAATATGTTGCTATTGCTGAAGCCCGTATAAAGTCGGTGTATGACAGCGGGGCGTAGTGGCAGGCGGCAGGTTCCGCCACAAGATGTCGCCCGTTTCTGGCAGGCCCGTGCGTCTGGTATGACGATCAAGGAAGCAGCGAAGATTGCTGGGGTGCATTACAACACTGCACAAGGGTGGGATGCGCGTAAGCGTAAAGCGAAAGCGGAGTTGGAGATCGCCAAGCTTGATGGGGCGAAGATTCGTAAGGGGGAGGGTGGGGTTCAGCATGATGCGTGGCAGAAGGTTATGGATGTGTCTGATTTGCCACCAGTTATTCCGCATGATCGTTTGTCGGAGGATGCGAAACGTGGGCTAATCGATTTCGACTTTTTTAGGCGCAGGTATTTGGGTCGTGTCCCGTCGCCGTGGCAGGTGGATGCCGCGTACAAGATTGAGCAGTGGTTGTTGTCGGATGAGAAAGAGTTCCTGGTGTTGAATTGTCCGCCTGGTGCCGGTAAATCCACCCTGTTCCATGATGTCGCTGTTTGGCAGATTGTCAAGAATCGCAAGATTCGTGTGATGATTGGGTCGGTTTCGCAGGCGTTGGCGAAAATGTATTCGCGTCGTATCCGTGAAACATTGGAGCGCCAGTTCCCGTTGGATCCTGACCCTGTGCTCATTGATAAAGGGTTGGCAATAAAGGCTGAGGGGTGTTTGGCTATCGATTATGGAAGATTCAAGCCTTCTACTGCGGGAAGTTTGTGGCGGGCTGAGGAGTTCATCGTGGAACAAGAAGACCTCGGTGGATTAGATAACAAAGAACCAACCGTGTCGGCATACGGCATCGAATCAGAATTCATCGGACATCGCGCCGATCTCTGCCTGTTTGATGACGTGGCCTCACCAGAAAATGCGAAGGAGTCAGCTGCTCGTGACAAACTTATTGAAAGATGGGATTCGATGGCTGAAGCGCGTGTCGATCCAGGTGGCCTTCTGGCAGTTATCGGACAAAGACTCGGACCCCTCGACCTTTACGCCCACTGCCTCTCCAAAGTCACCTACGAAGACTTCGAAGACGACTACGACGGATCAGATGTCACCGACCTCTCAGAAGTCAAAGAACCGCTCAAAAAACAGAAATACCATCACCTCATCTACAGGGCGTACTACGAAGACCTCGACACAGGACTCCAAAGCAAAAGGAACACCAGCCCAGCGTGGCCGAACGGACCGCTCCTCGACCCGTACCGGCTCTCCTGGAAAGACCTCTCGTACATCAAACACTCCAACCCAGCGAAATTCGCGGTCGTCTACCAGCAAGAAGACCAAGCCGAAGGGAACTATCTAATCGAACGAGTGTGGGCCACCGGTGGAATCGGCCCAGACGGGGTGCTCTACCCAGGCTGTATCGATAACGAACGCCGACCAGGGTACATTCCTGCTGGTTTACAGCCCCCACTCATCTCGATAGCCTCGGTGGATCCCAGCCCAACCATGTTTTGGGCTATCCAATGGTGGATTTTCCAACCAGAAACCAACCTCCGCTTCCTCGTCGATGTGGAAAGAGTGAAACTGACCGCCGAACAGCTCCTCGGTTACGACACTACGAGCCGTGTGTATAGCGGAATCATGGAAGATTGGCAGAATCGGGCGTTTGAGATGGGGTATCCGATCTCGCATTGGGTGGTTGAGGTAAACGCAGCCCAACGATTCCTGCTGGCACACGACTTTGTGCGTAAATGGCAGGCTTTACATGGGGTGATGGTGGTTCCGCACACCACTTCCCGCAACAAACTGGACGAAAATTTGGGTGTTGAGGCTCTCCTACCACAACTATGGCGCACAGGGCAGGTTCGTTTGCCAACGATGCGGGAGAATTGGAAGACGTTGGCGTTCGTAGAGGAAATGTCGTCGTGGACGCGCGATAAGAAGAACGGGACGGACTTGGTGATGGCTCACTGGTTCGCAGAGTTGCATATGCCGAATCTTGGTCCGGTGAAAACGCCTCCGAGAATGTGGCGACCGTCTTGGATTTAGTGTGTTATCTTGGAGACACACAGATCTAGGAGCACATAATGGCAGCAAAAAAGACAAAGAAACAGAATGTTCCTGTTCCACCGGATCGTGAATTGGATCGTTTGACAAAACGGTTTGAGCGTTTGTCTTCAAAGGTGGCGAAGAACGAGTTCAAGTCCGAGATGAGCGGTAGCCGTTTGGCTAACGCGCGTTTGCGTTACCAAGTACCGAAGTTGGAGAGTACTCGGATCGCGAAGTCAAATCGTTTGAATAAGTTGTTGTCTGGCCAGTCTTCGGTGAATTCGTTGCGGAGGATTATGAACTCTCCAACAGGTGGAGCGGCTGGAAACGCTTCACGTTCCGCAGGCCGATTTGGTGGTGGCCCAAACTTGCGCGGAAAGTAGTCAATGCTTTCCACAGACGAAATCGTTGAACTGTACAACCAGCGTCGAAGGGCACTGGGACCCGTGCATGAGCAGATGCGCCGTGTACGCGAACTCGCGAACGGTGATGTCATTGTACCACTCAACGAACTGGACAGGAACGCGAAGTCGTCTGTAGCGAACCTGCTTGTGCAGGGTTTGGATCAAATGTCGATGCGTGTCGCATCCACGATGCCGTCCCCATATTTCCCACCGATGAAGGAAGGTTCGGAGCGGTCTAAGAGTTCGGCTCGTACCCGTAAGCGGGCGATGCTTTCCATGTGGGATCACAACCGTATGCAGATGAAGATGCGTCGCCGTTCACGTCACCTGCTCGGCTACAGCCAATCTGCTGTTGTTATCAAACCTGATTTCAAAACGTTGATGCCAACCTGGTCTGTACGTAACCCGTTGGATACTTTCGCGGCACCGATTGATGATCCTGATGATCCGCTACCCGAAGACTGCATTTTCTCGTACCGTGTCACCGCCTCGTACCTGATTCGCACCTACGGTGAACTTGTCACCAATCGTTTGCGTATGGGGCGTATTGATGCTGATACCCGTTACACGATGCTCGAATATGTGTCACCCTACGAAATCCAGCTTGTTGTTATGGGTGCAGAGAACGATGCTCACCTGACCCCAGCAGAGTCATCTGGTCTTGGGGCTGTGATGGTTGAATACATCCCGAACCGTACAGGTATGCCGTTGGCTGTTGTTGCGAACCGCATCACGTTGGATCGTCCACGCGGACAGTTCGATGGTGTGCTGGGAATGTATTACACCCGTGCCC